TTAAAGAGAAAGTAAATAGTATCAATCTCACAAACGCGAGATTGTATTATGCGAATCAGGCTTTAGCAAGCACCTCCCTGAATGAGCGACAAAAGAAAGAGATTGTCGTAGCCCTTGGGAAAGCAGATTCGGTTGAGAAGACGAAGGTGATTTATGAAACCCTTCAAAGCTCAACGGGTAGTGGCAGACAAGCCACTCAAGAATCGTTGCGCGAAGTGGCATCCTTAAACAGACCTTCATTGAGAGTGAAGCCTCAAGTTATTGTCGAGGCGAAGAAGGAAGATCCAGTAATGGATCGAATGCAAGTTTTAGCAGGTATAAAACGCAAAAAACAAGGAGATTAAAAAAATGGGAAATGGAATTATTGAAAGATTAAGTGAGAACATCGTTGCTCGCGATCTTTCAAAGGAAGGTGCTGCCCTTCGTTCGAAGTGGGAGCGTACCGGACTTTTGGAAGGTCTGGGCACCGAGAGAGAGAAGGATGGCATGTGTGTCCTTCTGGAAAACCAGGCAAAGCAGCTTCTTAAGGAAGCATCTGCTATGTCTACTGGCGACGTGGAAGGTTTCGCCGCTGTCGCGTTTCCTCTTGTGCGCCGAGTATTTGGTGGGCTGATTGCTAACGACCTCGTGTCTGTTCAGCCAATGAGTCTTCCATCCGGGTTGATTTTCTTCCTGGACTTCACCTATACAGACACAAAGGATTCTACTGGTGCAGCTGCCGCAGAATCTCTGTATGGTGGAAATGTAGTTGGTCAGCAAATCACTGGTGGTGTTAATTTGAGTGGACTGAATGTTGCTCATGACCTGTGGGACCTTGAAAGAAGCGCCTACAGCTTGAACAATGGTTATACCTCTCCAACTGGGTCGATTTCTAACCTTTCAATGAGGTTCTTGGCCATGCGTTCTGGTTCTGGTGTGTGGCAAAAGGCGCCAGCTGCTGCTGGTGGAGCGGTTCTTGGAGATGCTAACTATGTAGCACTGCGTCAAGCACTTATTATGGACGATCCAGACCTTTCTGGTTCGCACGTAGCGGTGTACAGCATTGCAAAGAGCGCATTGACCAATTTGAATGGTGACAACTTTGTTGCTATTCAGGTAGCTTGTACTGGTTCGATGGCAGCGTGGGCACAGGTTCGTCGTTTGACGCGCCCTGACCCTCTGTCTGGTTCTAACCGCTTGCTGATGGTTTTTGCAACTCATAACTCTGGCTCCGAAGACACCGTTGCTGCTCGCGCTTTTGTTGCGGCTGCAAAGGATAGTACTTACGGTGGTGTTCAGACTGTTGTCTATCCAATCGTGGATGCTTTCACGGCTGGTGGTGCTCTGGGCTCCGTAGTTGGAACTACTCCATGGGGTCTTGAAGGAACGGCAGAGTTGGCTGGTGGAACTGGTTACCAAGATGACATTCGTGAGATTGACATCAAGGTTGACTCGATTGCTGTAACGGCAATCACCAAGAAGTTGAAGGCAAAGTGGACTCCTGAGCTTGGCCAGGACTTGAATGCGTATCACAATCTCGATGCAGAGGTCGAGTTGACTACCATTCTTTCCGAGCAAATTGCTCTTGAGATCGACCGCGAAATCTTGAACGACTTGGTAAAGGGTGCCGTTGGTGGTCTGTACTACTGGTCCCGTAAGCCTGGTAAGTTTGTCCGTAAGACTGACGGCTATGACATCACGAACAATGGTGCCTGGCTGCCTGACTTCACTGGCAACGTGTCAGAGTGGTATGAGACTCTGGTTGAAACCATTAACGACGTGTCTGCACAGATTCACCGCAAGACGCTTCGTGGTGGCGCTAACTTCGTAGTTACCTCTCCAGAGGTGGCAAACGTTCTTGAAATGACGGCTGGATTCCGCGCAAGCGTAACCCATGACGACGAGTCGGGAATGATTGGTGCCGTTAAGACTGGTCAGTTGACGAAGAAGTGGGATGTATACGTGGATCCGTACTTCCCAAGGAACTTGATTCTGCTTGGACGCAAAGGCAGCAGCTTCTTGGAGTCAGGATATGTGTATGCGCCTTATGTGCCGCTTCAAGTAACCCCGGTTATCTTCGGCGTAGAGGATTTCGTGCCTCGCAAGGGAGTTATGACCAGGTACGCGAAGCAAATGGTAAGACCTGACATGTACGGGCTTGTCGTAGTGATGGATTTGTTGGGTGGATAAGTAGTAAAATAGTAAAGTAGTTG